GCTATGGTTGGGGTGCAGGTACATGGAGTACAAGCACATGGAACACCACTCGTGAGGGTTTAACAGGTGGAGAGGGTGTGTTATTGGAATCTTCTAAATGGGCCCTAGACAACTGGGGTGAGGACGTTTTAGCTTTACAATTTAATGGCGGATTATTTTATTGGGATACGTCATCAGGATTATCTAGTAACAGAGCAGGCACAACAGAAGTAAGTGGTGCTCCTACTAAATCAAGATTTATGATTGTTTCTGGTGATGACAGACATGTTATTTGTCTTGGAACAGAAACTACAATCGGACAAACAGCTACACAAGATAATATGTTTATTAGGTGGTCTGATCAAGAATCAACAAGTGATTGGACACCAACTGCAACTAACACAGCAGGCTCTTTTAGATTAACTGACGGTAATCAAATCAATACAGCGGTAAGGTCAAGAGGTGCTGTTATGATATGGACAGATACAGCTTTATATCAAATGCAGTTTATTGGTGCACCTTTAACTTTTGGTTTTAAACAAATTGGTTCTAACTGTGGAGCTGTTGGTATTAATGCAGCAGTTGATGTATCTGGTAACTCATTCTGGATGAGTAATGATTCTTTCTTCTTATATGACGGTGCAGTAAAAAAGATACCTTGTAGTGTGCAGGATTATGTATTTGATGATATTAACGAAAATGCAAAGCAAGATGTTTTTTGTGCATCTAATTCTAATTATAATGAGGTTATGTGGTTTTATGCTTCAGCTAACTCTGATCAAATAGATAGATTAGTTGTTTATAATTATGCAGAAAACCTTTGGTATATAGGAACTTTAGCTAGAAGTGCATGGGCAGATTATGGTGTTTATGAAGTTCCTTACGCTGCAGAGTTTGAGTCTGCTGATACTACCTCTACTATCTCTACAATAAATGGATTAAAGGCAGGTAGAACTTTTGTCTATCTTCACGAAACAGGGAACAATGATGATGGAGCAGCAATGGCAAATCACATTGAGTCAGGAGATATTGATATAGGAGACGGAGATAACTTTATGTCTATTTCTAGATTTATTCCTGATTTTAAAAACCAAATAGGTAATGTTGATGTGACTATGAAAACTAGACCATATCCCTCAGGATCACAAAGGACACACGGGCCCTTTGAGGTAGAGACAACTACAACTAAAAAGGATACCAGAATAAGAGGTAGACAGATAGCTGTTAGGGTATCTAGTGGTGATGTTGATGATAGATGGAGATATGGAACACTTAGATTAGATATGAAACCAGATGGAATGAGAGGCACCTAATGGCTAAAATTGTAACACCTCGTTTACCAGAAGCGACAGAAGAATATAGTAGAGAACAAATATCCCAATTAGTTCAAACTTTGGAACAAGTTATATTTGTTTTAAATAATACTTACGTGCCAGAAACATTAAAAGAAGAAGAAGAAAGGCTTTCGTTTTTCTTATCATAAATGTCCAACATATATACAAATCATAAAGCAAAGTTGTCGACCACTAATTTAACAACTATCTATACAGTTCCTGCAGAAAAAGCTGCGATAATTAAGTCTATTCGTGTTGCAAACGAAGACACAAGTAATGATTGCAATATATCTGTAACCCTTGTAGATACTGGTAGTATAAGTTATACTATTGAAAAAGATCGAACAATACAGGCTAAACGATCTCAAGAGATTCTAGCGACAGGAAATATGGCGCAGGATACGTCTGACAGCTCTGTGGCAGCTCCCGCTCCGCTGATAGCAAAAGAGTCAGAAATAATAAAAGCTCAGGCAGAAAATGCTAATGATCTGAGCATAATTATAAGTGTGTTAGAGATATCTAGCAGATAGGAGACTTTATGAAGAAAACAAAAAAAGCAGTAAAAAATAAAAAACTGGCAGCTATGTATCCACCCAGAGATAAGATTACTAGAGGAGATATTATAGTCGCTGCCAAAAGAAAAGCTATGAAAAAGCCGAAGAGGAAAAGATAATGGGAAAAGGTTTATACGCTAACATTCACGCTAAAAGAAAACGAGGCGAGAAAATGCGTAAAAAGGGTGCCAAGGGCGCTCCAACAGCAGCTCAATTTAAAAGAGCAGCACAAACAGTAAGGAAAAAGTAATGACTAAATTATGTCCTAGAGGTAAAGCCGCAGCGAAGCGAAAATTTAAAGTCTACCCTAGTGCCTATGCTAATGCTTACGCTTCTAAAATCTGTGCAGGAAAAATTAAAGATCCTAGCGGAGTAAAGCGAAAAGACTTTAAAGGTCCAAAAAAAGCCATGGGTGGAGAGATTATAGATTTTAATAAGATATCTCAAGATCGTAAAAAAGTTTCTAGTTTTAGTCAGGGCGGCATCGCAAAAGGTTGTGGTGCAGTTATGAAAAACAGGCGAAAGAAAACAAAGAAAAGTTAATGTCTGGTCACAAAGGATTAGCGAAGTGGTTTAAGCAAGACTGGGTCGACATCGGTTCTAAGAAAAAAGGTGGAGGCTTTGCTAAGTGCGGTAGGTCTAAGCAAAAGAAAGACGCTAAGCGAAAATATCCTAAGTGTGTCCCCAGAGCAAAAGCTGCCAGCATGACTAAAAGTCAGATAAAATCTGCTGTATCTAGAAAGAGATCAAAAGCACAAGGAGTTGGTGGTAAGCCGACTAATGTTGCTACATTTGCAAAGAGGAGAAAAGGTGCCACTAAACGAAAAGGGTAAAAAGATTATGAAGTCTATGAAGAAGACTTATGGTAAAGATGCCAAAGCTGTCTTCTATGCTTCAAAGAATAAAGGAGTTATAAAAGGTGTTGAAAAATCAAAGAAGAAGAAAAGTAAAAAAAGTAATAAGCGCGCTTAAAAAAGCTTCTAAGTCACACGCTGGACAAGCTAAAACTTTACAGAATGTATTAAAAAATGGCAAAAAGAAAAGATCCTAAAAAAGGCACAGGCAAGAAACCTAAAGGCAGCGGTAGAAGATTATACACAGATGAAAACCCTAAAGATACTGTATCTATTAAATACGCAACTCCAGCTGACGCAAGGCGTACCGTTGCGAAAGTTAAAAGGATTAACAAACCGTTTGCTAGAAAAATTCAAATACTTACTGTGGTTGAACAAAGAAGTAAAGTCGCTGGCAAAACGCAACAAGCAGCGATTGCGAAAAGAGCTAAAGAGTCTTTGCGAAGAGGCCGTAAAACAACAAAAAAATCCAAGGCATAATCAATGGTAAGAAAACGCGATAAACAGCCACCTAAGACTAAAAAGTATTTTAGACCTACAAAGGCTGGAGCAGGTATGACTGCTGCTGGTGTCGCTAAATATCGTAGAGACAACCCTGGATCAAAGCTTAAGACTGCTGTTACAGGTAAAGTAAAACCTGGCAGTAAAGCTGCAAAGCGAAGAAAATCTTTCTGTGCAAGAAGCGCAGGACAAATGAAGAAGTTTCCAAAAGCCGCAAAAGACCCTAATTCAAGGTTAAGACAGGCTAGAAAGAGATGGAAATGTTAAAACTATTATATTGCAAAAGGATGGGAAAATGGGTATAAAAAAAGATGAAACCGTATTAGCGGGTAAGGGCGTTAAGATCTTACCTGTCGAAACTAAGATCACTATTACTAATACGCAAACAGGAAAAGAATACGCTGATGAAAAAGAAGCATTAGCCGACGTCGAAGATCCTGCAACTTCCACAGAAGAGAAACACATCAAAAGAGATGTCGCTGTCATGGTAAACAGCTTAGATATATTTGGAGATACAACATAATAATATGCAGGGACTTGAGTCACTAAACCAATTTAAAAGTTTCGTATCCTCACTGGGAGGATTAGGTCGTTATGAAGATACTTATATGGTGCACGCAGCAGAAGGTGAAACTGTTGTGCCTATGGAAGTATTAGATAGAAACCCAGTATTAAAGAAAAGATTATTTAAAACAATGGTAGACATGGGCATAGAGCCTGGTCGATACATTGTTGGTAATGAATTAAACTCTATCAATCCAGTCACAGGTCAACCAGAATTTTTCTTAAAAAAGATTGTTAAAGGTATTAGAAAAGCAATACCAGGTGACTTAGAACAGTTCTTAGGCCCTATTGTAGGACTTGCAACTGGTAACCCTTTCTTAGGAGCCATTGCTGGTGGTATTGGTAGTGGACTAGGAGGTGCATTAGCTGGAGGTGGAGCAGGCTTTTATAGTCCTGGTGCTAAAAGTCTTTTTGGGATAGGTGTTCCTGGTGCGGCTGAAGGAGCAAAGGCTCAAGGTATCATGGAATTGTTATTAGGTGGAGGTAAGGACACTGATGCGTTTTCAGGATTATTTGGAAAAGGTGGAAAGTTTGGTTTTACAAAAGGTAGTGTTGGAGAGGGTTTAGGATTAGATAAAATATTTGGTGAAAAAACTAAAGCTGGACTTAATGAAGAATTATATCAAGAATTAATTGACAAGAATGTGTCTCCAGATGTTGCTGCTGAGTTAGCTTTAGACGTAGGAGGTAAGTCAGGACCAGGTGGTTTAGGGCTTACAGATTTATTAAGATTAGGTATACCTTTAACAACAGCGTTAGGATTTTTAATTAAAGAAGGTGAACCAGAGGGATCTGACGTGCAAGATTTTACACCACGTAGAATAGATACACAATTATTCCCAACAAGTGATGTTTTATTTCCACAAGGAAAAGCTAAAGGTGGAGGAGTAACAGATTTACGACAAGGGGGCATGTCTCTCGGTCCAGGGACCGAAACAAGTGACGATATCCCCGCAATGCTAAGCGACGGAGAATTTGTCATGACGGCTAAAGCAGTCAGGGGTGCAGGCGGAGGAGACCGTCGCGAAGGCGCAAAGAGAATGTACGAGATGATGGATAGACTAGAGGGGGCAGCATAATGGCAACACAAGAACAAATCGTAACTACTAGAGTCCCTGAGTATATCAGTGACAGACAACAACAATTATTAAACACTTTATTTGGAACACCACAAGCGCAAGGTGTTTTACAATTACCACAAACAATACCACAGCAACAAGTGGCAGGGTTTAGTCCGACACAAGAAGCTGCGATGAACTTAGCGTTTCAAGGTATTGGAGCGTTTCAACCTTTCTTACAAGCTAGTCAGGCAGCACAAACCGCGGGCCTAGGATCAGCTGCTGCAGGTGCAGAGGCACTAAGACAGATGAACTTTGATCCGTCAAGAGCACAGCAGTTCATGGATCCTTATCAACAAGCAGTAACACAAGAGGCAATCAAAGAAATAGATAGGCAAGCTGCCATGGCTGAGAATCAATTAGCTGGTCAGGCTGTCAAGGCGGGTGCATTTGGTGGTAGTAGATTTGGTATTCAACAATCAGAGTTGGCTAGAAACGCACAAGATTTAAGATCAAGAAGAATTTTTGAAGATTTATCTAGAAACTTTCAACAGGCTCAAGCACAAGCAGCAGCCGCTAATCAACAAAGAGCACAGCAAGCAGCAGGATTTGCTAATATTGGTAAGTTGACTAGTGGTATTGGTGGCGCCATGGCTGGGTTAGGAGCTCAACAACAACAGCTTGGACAACAAGATGTTAGTCAACTTTTAGGTATTGGCGGTCTACAGCAACAATTAGCTCAAACACAATTAGGCACCGATTATCAAAATCAATTAAATCAAATGATGGAGCCATTTAGAAGAATATCATTCGGTTCTCAAACACTACAACAAGTAACACCAGGCGCAGGAACAGCAACACAGACCGTTGCACCACTTCCTCAAGGTAATCCGTTCTTACAAGCAGCGGGTGCTATAGGATCTATTGGCACGGGCCTTGGAGCATTAATAGGTTAATGAGCATTTATAAAAGAAAAATGTTTAATAGGGGTGGTCGAGTATCATCTCGTGGTGTTGGTATCACATCAGGGTTGGTAGATAAACCTGTGCAAAAATTTACTCTTGGAGGAGATGTTAAAGAAAAATATTTTGATAATTTAGAAATGCTTAGAAGTCTTGACCTAGCTCAAGAAAGAAAACCTTTTAGTAGATTTGAAGCAGCGACTCCAGCATTACTTAATTTCTTTGGTGGACTAATGTCTAATAAATCACTTCAAAAAGGAGCAGCTGGAGGTTTTGATATTTTAGGGCAATCTTTACAATCATCCACTCCATTATTCGCACAAGCGATAGAAGCTAAAAAAGCTTATGATGCAGTTGATCCTGAGGCAGGTATAAAAGAGACCGCTTTAACATTAGCGACACAAAAAGATGATCCACCAGAAACTCTAACAATGAAACCTGGTGATACTTTAATGCAATTAAACGAAGCAACAGGTACGTATGAAAAGATTTATCAAACAGAATCAATTAAGAAAGATAAAAAATTATACACCATTGGACCAAACATTAAATTAGTTGATGAAACTGGAGC